TTTGCCCGGATCGCAACCTGCGCAGTTTGTGTTGCAGCCAGGAGACAACTCAATTGCCTTCTTTGCAGCCGTTTCAACGGTCACCGCAACGCTGCAATGGGAGACATGCTACCTCCAACTAGAAGATGCACTCTATCAGGCGGTTGGAGACTTCTAGTGGCCAATATTTTTTACACTGCCAAGATTGCTGATGCCTTTGGTGCTCCACTGACTGAGATTACCAACTTCGTTGACCCGATCGATGGAGGCGGAGCAGCACTTGAGTATGCGCTGAATGTCGGCAATATTGGAGCACTGACACTAACCGTGCCAGCTTCATTCAATGCAGATCTATTTAAGTTGGATGGTCGAATTGGTGTGTGGCGCTCGATAAACGGAATGTCGCCAAAGCTTGATGGCCAAGCCGTGTTTTTGATACGGCGCTGGATTTATACCCAGACAAGCACAACGGTTATTGCCTACCATGCCAATACGCTCCTTAAGCGGCGCATTATTGCCTATTACACTGGTACCAGCTATACGGAGAAAGCAGCCGCGGCAGCGGGTAACCAGGCCAAGGCGTTTGCGAGTCAGCAAATGGGCAGCGGTATTGTCTCAGCTGATCGTATCGGAGCCGAAACACAGGCCGATGTAAGCGCACTTGTGACCATTCAAGGTGATCTCGGTGATGGGGTCAGCGTTGCCGCTCAAGATGCCTACGCTAATCTGTATGACCTCATAAAAAACATCACTGATGCCTCGACACAAGCCGGTACCTATCTAGCCGCTGAGATAGTGGCGCCAACTGAAAGCACACTAGAGCTACGCACGTATGCCAACTGGCGCGGCAAGGACCATCGCGCATCATCAAGCGATCCGGTCATCTTGAGTGAGGCAACCGGCAGTCTCACCAATTGCAAGCTCGACATTGACCGATCGAATGAAGTGACTGTTGCCATATGTGCTGGATCGGGTCCAGAAACAGCGCGCCTGACTGCAACATCGATCGATACAACGCGCATCGCGGACAGTCCATTCAATCGTATCGAAGTACTTGGCGACTATACAAACATCGACGATCAATCATCACTTCAGATGATGGCTGATGCTCTGGTCCGTGCCGGCAGGCCGCGCATTGAATTCTCTGCCGATGTTGTTGATACCGACAGCGTCACGCGCGGTCTTGATTATGACCTTGGTGATCTGGTGACTGCTGAATTTCGCAATACACAATACGAGAGTCGCATGGATGTTTTTGGTATTCGTGTTGGTGGTGGTCGGCAGGCAAGCAAGGCAAGAATACGGTACATCGGATGAGTGATCCAAGACAAGATCAATTCGAACAAATTCTGCAGCGCCTGAATGAGCTTGAAAAATTTTCGCGGCGGCCACGTGCAGAGGTCGGGGGCATTGGTGCACGAGTCAACCGTGCAGGCAATCTCAGCTTGGTCAACGCAACGCTTACTGCCATCGGATTTGATAATGAGCGCTGGGACGATGCCGCCTTTCACGATAATGCCGTCAACAACGCACGTCTGACCGTGCCGTTTGCTGGCGACTATATGATCGGGGGCTCCATCCAGTATGCAACCAATGCAGCAGGCCTGCGCTTTATTGGTATCGGCCTCAACTCTGGCACCACCTGGATAGCCGCCGACTTTCAGAATGCGCTTACCGGCCAGCCAACACGTATGTCGATCTCATCTTATTGGCGCGCTGCTGCTGGTGACTTCTTTGCTTTGGTAGCCTATCAGGACAGCGGCGGCGCGCTTGACCTCCAAGTCGTCAGTGCCCACTCGGTTGAATTTTGGATTAGACGCCTATGAAATGGTTCCTTCTGATCAGAATCTCACTTGTGATTGGCCTCGCATTGCTGCTGCTTTTCCTCTGGCCACATCCTGCCGAGAGCCAACAGGAGCCGCTCACAGCCACGTGGCGTGATAGTCGCGTGCTGGTGGTATCCTGGCACGCTGCTGAGCCTGTCAGGTTGTACCTGATGGGCGGTGGTAGAAATGATGAGTGGATAGAGCGAGCAGGTATCGTAGCAAGCGGTCAGATAGAGCTACCTACGGGTGGTGTAGATCAAGCGGAGGCACCACAGTACCGACAGTGGATAGAGCTCAGGAATGCAAACAGCCAGACGGTTGCACATCTGGCTGTACCTGAGCGGCCACCTGAGCAGTGGGTGGTTATTCTGCCGATTGTGGTTAAGTAGAACGAGCCATAAGCTTTGGCCGTGGTTTGGCCTTGCGCTTAGGTCCAATCCTCACACCAGCTGCCTCAAGCTCCGCTTTAGCCCGTTCAGCTTCTCGGCCAATGTCAGCGTAATCGCCTTTAAGGTATGACCGCATCTGACTAACCGACCAACCAGAAGCTACTAAAAGTTTGACAATAGAGTATCGCGTTATGTCTCCTGGGACCGGGTACTCATTTTCATCTACCACACACACACCGCTATCAGGCGGTGTGTGTGTGTTTGTGTACTGGTGTGCGTTCTTGTTTGACATAACCTGATGGGTGGGTGATGGAGTAGTTGTCAAAGGTTTTCGATTGAAAAGCGCTCGAAACCAAGGCCATCGATAATAGGCCAGCGCGAACAGAACAACCACAGCAGCGAGCAGCTCACCAACATCACCCATCATAACGACCTCCTAGCCTGACTCCCATATCTTTTCTGGTGCACGAGCCAGCGCATAGCCAACCACTGCTGCCAGAATGAAGGCTGATACCTTACCTACCGAGTCAGAGACGCCAAACACATCAGCTATTGCCTGTCCAAAGCCGGTTTGACCTACTCGTGTCATTGGCCCATAGAGACCACCGACATTGGCTGCAACATCAAGGCCGATCACAATCACTGCTACTTCATCCATACCGCGCCTAAAGGCTCGATACTCCACAGCAGTGAACATAGCCTGAGCGACCAATGCAACGCCTGCTGAAATATACCACGGCGCATCAGCTCCAAGCAACACTGCAATGCCGGCATACGTGGCCAGACACCCGAGCAGCCACACCGCGATAGCTATCAGTCGATTGAATGGAAAGTCACCAGCCTGGGTACGGGTTTGTGTTGTCATATCTACCTCACACTGGCCACACCGCTGCGAGCACCAGGCCGAGCAGGATGAGGCCAATACCAATCATATAGATCCAATAGTCGGTCATTAGTAGATGCCTGTGCGAGCCGCCAAGAGCGACCGCATAACCATTGCAGCCAGGTCATAGGTCACTTCATCAGCATCAACATAGCCGGTTTCAATAATGACTGTATAGTTGAGCGATCGAATGCCAACCACTGCCGTGCCAGGCGCTTCACCTGTATTGGCTACCCACAGTGGCGTATCAGCTCGCATGATGAAGTCACCACCTTTGTAGCCTTCATATGTTCGGCCTATTGCCCGCTCAAGCTCGGCAATCACGGCGGCTGGTGTGGCCAGTACTTGGCGCTTTTGCCACTCCTCTTTGGGTCGTTCCTCTCCATAGCCAAGTGCCAATTGGTTGTAGAAGCCTCGATAGCTCTCAGCGCGCCATGGCACGAAGTAGCCAAAATCATAGCGAATGTCAGCATCATCGTTGTAACTGGCTGACTTCAGTGCGGCGATGGTTTCGCCAATGGTCAATTGCTTGTGCATCTATGCCTCCAATTGCGCCAACTGTCGGCGCAGTGTGGTCTCAGGTTTGCCAGTAAGCTCAGCCAGGCGGCGCACACTCACAGGCTTCTGCGCCACTATCACCACTTCTTCAACCACCTTTGGCGCGGGCGTGGCGCGTAGCTCGGCTAGCTCCTCTTGGAGCGCGCCAATCGTGGTGGCTTGAGTGGCGTACTTGGCGCGCTCACCATCAATCTCAGCCAACATCGCGCCAATCAACTGCTCTTGCGTGGCGCACTCCTCACGCCAGATGATGTTTTCCTGGTGCGTCTGCGCCAATTCTGCTTGAAGACTCGCCACGAACGTGGTGGCGATTGGCGCATCAAGGCGCCGGTGAAGGAGCAGATCGGCAACCGCATACGCCACAATGGCGAGTGGTGCGCCGTGCAGGATGGCCAGTACACCATCGAACACCAGCGTGCGGTTATCGAGCAGTACCGGCCGTAGATGAAACAGGCTACTCAGCGTGTTGTACACCACACTCACCACCACGGCCGTAATGCTGATCACCGTGGCGCGGCGTGGGTCTGAGGCGATAGAGAGTGCAAGAAAACAGTAGGTTGATTCGAAGGCAGCAGCAGACAAGGCTGCTACCCACACAGGAACAAACAACTGTTGAAATTGCCACACGCCATATGATGCACTGGCAGCCAGCAAGATGAGCGGTATGCTGTTTAGATAGGCTAGTCGATGTGCTGCCATATTTTCCTCCGAACCACCAAGCTAATGAGTGATAGGTGTACGTTGTACTTTTGTGCCAGGTCGATCAATCTCACACCATTTCGGCCATATGTAGCACGAATGTCGAGCACTGCATCTGCATTCAGCTTTGCCATATTGCTCTCTTCACCACGACGCTCACGCCTTCGACCTTTGCGCAACATATCCTGTATATTGTCAGAGTGAGTGCCAAGGAAGAGATGATCCGGTCGAACACAAGCCGGCGTATCGCAACGATGCAAAACGTCCATGCCTTCAGGTATTGGCCCATATGCGAGCTCGTAAGAGACACGATGTGCAAGCCGCTGGCGCCCATTCTGGCTGATGTGCCCATAGCCACCACCGCCTTTGGTTCCGAGATAGAGCCAGCACTCACCAGACTTATCACAACGACCCCACAATCGAGTTTCGATAGGTGGTGTGTTTCGGCGCAAAGCCTCTCGGGCTGCTGCTGTCTGAACCAAACCTTCTGGTGTAGGATTTTTATGTTTGCTCGACACTCGCAACCTCCTTCAACCGCTGCTCTATCCGCTCCTTCACCACATCAGCAGGCCCGGTGTGCCAATCCGCCAGCACCAGATCACCGTGCTTGGCCAATTCGACCAACCGCGCCAGCTCGATAGACTGCGCAGACTCTGGCTCCATCAGCCGCTCATCAAGCCACACGCGGTACTGCTCAAGCACGCGAGGCCTCTCAGCCTCGCTGTTGAGCTTGTACGGGTTTGCCAATGGCGATGGCTCAAGCTGCGTGAAGCGGTGCGAGCGACCGATGTAGACCTCGCCAGGTTGGAGCTTGCGCTTGTGCAGGTTGACGATGGTTATCATTGGTCGACCTCGTTCTGAAAGTCAATCACGTGCTCGCCGTAACTGCGAAGAATGGCCTTCACTCGCGCGATGTTGCGCCTGCATTCCTCAATGCCATTGCGAACGATGGGCGGCGCGTTATTCAGGCTGCCGTGATACTCTGCCTGTTTCAGATAGTGGTTCAGGTTGCCGCGATGCGTCTTGAGCAGGCCCCACTGATGTTCAACTTCTGTGCGTGTTGCCTGAACATTGTGGTTGGGTCGTGGCGGTGCTGGCCGATTCAGCTTTCGCTCAATGTCTTCAATCTCAATGATGACTGCCGGATCGGTGTTAATGCCATGTCGGGCCTGATTGAGCTTCAAAGCATTAAGGCGCTTCTTGAGTAGCTCTTGCTCGGTTGGTTGCGGATCGGAACGCAGGCCAAGACTGCGTTCCAAGTTTTCAATCTCTACGAGAATGCCTGCCGGTGTTTCTGCACCGTATTGGGCGGCAATAGCGCGTAGGTTTTCTAGTAGTGCGTAGTTGCTCATATCCCACCACCACACATCTGCAGGCCTGCGAGGAACAGCACGCTGAGCACCACAAGCCAAATGATGAGTGGTTGTGTCAGCGCCTTCTTTTCCTGCTCAGGTAGATCGTTCCATTCCATGTTAAAATTCCTTGTCTCTTGGTAACGCGGGGGACGTTGGCCGGGGGCGGATGGCAGTCCAGCTCNNNATGCGCCACACACATCGGCGATCATCATTGCAAAATTGGCCACGTCGGCTGCTTCACGCCCAATCAGCTCTGGGCTTCCATCAGGCAGCAGTGCATCGTCAAGCTCTTCTGTCTCTTCTCGCAGGCGCTTGAGCAGAACGCTGGCATAGTCTTGCTTCCAACCGGGCTTGTGGGCATTGGCCCACAGTCGTTCTTCCATCAGCCCGACAAAAGCCCACACCTCGGGGTGGATTGATTGCAGTGCGTTACAGACTTCGCTATGTGGTTGTGGCTCGCCTGTCTTCCATTTCGATGGGCAGGTGGCTGCGCACACATGTGTGCGCATCGTTTTGAGGTTGATCATGGCTTACCCCACCTTCCGTACATACTGCGGCTGGAAAGCCTAGAGCCGGCCGTTCTCCAACCTGACGAAGATGTCCCGGAGGCCAATCGCCTCAATCACACCTGTCCGCTGCGATGCGCCGATACGTACTTTTACGTACTTTGTCGCCAATTTTGAGGCTCATTTGGTGTCCTTACTGGTGTCACTATCGCAGACGCAGAAAGCAAAACACGGCACCACTACGATGAGTGTATGCCGCATCAGAATGCGTTCGGAATAGGTTGGAATTGCCCAGATTGAGCGGAGAGCGGGTTTAGGAAACCGTCGCTCTATCCACTGAGCTACGGGGGCTCATCGACCTATTTACCTGTTTCTGATGCGGCATTTTGCCTGATATCTGACGCGGTGTCAAGTGCTGCTTTGGGCTTGGTGTCACTATTGGTGACACTATCCGCCAAAAGTGCCACAATGAGATTGCTTACCGTGCGCCGCTCTCGCTGTGCTTGCGCAACCAGCTGAGCATATAAATCATCTGGTATACGGATGCTTGTACGCTTGCTCATTGTGTGCTTTCGTCATACCTTGTCATACAGATTGTATCACCATCGGGCTATGGTGTCAACCGCTTTTGCGTCGGCGCTCGGCTTCTGTCACCATAACCCGCTGCGCCTCCAGGCGAGAGCGTGAGTAGATACCAAGTGTCACATCAGGTGTGGAATGGCCGGCCAGCGTCTGAGCGGCTCTTGGATCGGCGCCGGTTTCAATCCACCAGCTGATAGCAGTGCGCCTGAGATCGTAGATCTGGATATCAGCTGGCAGCTTGGCGCGCTTCAGCAGCTTCTTGAAAGTGCGGCGTAGGTTGTCTTCGCCCATCGGTGTGCCTACTCCTGATGGAAAGACAAGGCCATGCTCTTTCCAATTTACACCGAGCACCGATCGCTCTTCCTGCTGATTCTTCCAGTGCCATAGCCAGCGCTCAGCCAGGCGCGGCGGCAGCGGTATACCGCGCCGGCCGCTTGGCGTCTTGCTATCTACAACAGAGATGGTGGCAGCCTCAAGATCAACATCAGCCCAATGCAGTTCTATCAGCTCGATTGGACGCGGGCCGAGAATGGCCATTGTCTCAAAGAACACACCCCAACGATGGCCAGGCAGAATAGACAACAGCGCGTCCATCTCAGTAGGCTCAAGTGTCCGATCGCCCATCTCAGGCACGTGTGGTGCGTCTGCGAGGCTTGCAGCATTCTCAGTGACGTAGCGCCACTTGATAGCGGTCTTGAGTGCGTTGCGCAGGACGGCACGCACGTGAGCGATCGACCGTGGGCTGAGGCCTGCTTCAGCCAGTGCATTCAGCATGCGCTGCACATGCTCAGCGGTCAGATCACCAACAGCGATTGTACCAATGTGGGGAATGATGTAATTGAGGTGCCGTTCATAGAACTCATAGGTGCTCGGACTGACACGATTCTTTGCGACCTCAGCCAGCCAAACCGACACAAAGTATTGAATGGTTTGGCGTGAGCCGCCCAGATTCATACCTGCCGCAATGGCTGCATTCCAGGCTGTTAGCGCCTTTTCGGCATCTTTCCTGGTAGCAAAACGACCGGTGCGCGATCGACACGACGTGCGCGCGATGAAGTCACCCCGCGTGGTGTCGTGTTGGATCGTACCTGTACCACGCTTTCGTCTCTGTGCCATGTGACCTCTCCTGTGTTATAGCGGCGGATACTTTCGAGTGTCACACGACGCAACCGCCCATCACCACGCGCATCTAGTACGCCCGCTCGAATCATCCGGTACAGCGTGGCGCGAGAGATAGGCTTGTCGCCTCCGAGAAGCTTACAAGCCTTGTCTAGTGACACCACGCCGATTGTATCAGTCATTTGCTCACGCCCATCTCTCGCAAACTCGGCCGCGCGCTGTGTCAGGTCGTTATCCATCAATCCACCCCATTTCGCGGGCTGTATTCTCAAGTATCTCAGCTAGTTGTGGGCTGATACCAAAACGCTCAGCATTGATAGTGAGGCTCTTGGCCAGTGACCCATCAGCGTGGCGTTCAGTCGCTGCTTTCCAATCACACAGCATCTCTATGAGATCAAGCAAGCTCATGCCGTTGATGCCATTCTCATAGTGCTCTGGGTGGTGGCTGTTGTGCTGGTAGTGGTGCTGAAGTGCCACACCCATCTCTTTCAGGAATACCTTATACTCCTCTGAGCCGTAGGTGCTGGCCTTCAGCTTTGGCGTAAACTCATCAAAGAGCGCCTTTTCAGGCTCAAGTAGCTTGCTCTCATCGTGCAGTACCGCGCGGGTTTGCAGGTTCAGCACGGCAAGTAGCAACAGGCTGTTGACCCGGTGAATATGGGTAAGTGTATCTGCTTTTGAATCGTAGCTCACTCCTGCCTCTCTTCCACTATCTCAGCGGTAAAGGTCATCATCGAATATCGCGCGCCTATCGGCGCGCTCCGCAGCCATGCAACAAAGAGCTTCATTCGTGGTGCCGTGAAGCGCTCACACCGCTCTGCAAGCTCTGTAGCGCTCCATAGCTGCTCATAGCACGCACCAGCACTGTTGGTACCGATCAAGCGTACCTGCATTATTCCTGCCTCTCTTCCACAGCCGCGAGCGCGGCCAATAGCCGCTGCTCAGCGGCGTGCACACCATCAGGCCTACCTGGGTCGATAGCTGAGCGCCAAGCCTTCACAGCATCGATCAGATCGGTCACTTCAGGAGATGTCATCCGCGCCAAGCTTTTATTGGCGAGCTTCAGTACACGGTTATCTTCCTTGGTAAACCTGAGCACATCTGATGCCCGTCGTAGGTCAAGCTCAAGCCGCTCCATCTCGCTGAGTGGCCTGCTGCGAAGTGTGTAGAGTTGGGTTGTCATGCTGCTACCTTCTTTCGTTTGGTGTGCTTGTTGGCCTCCGCTTCAGCCTTCCTTGCGTCGGCTTCAGCAAAAAGCTGGTTGAAGTGCCGAGCATTGCCGATCGTCTCTTCCAAGGTTGCGCCTGTGGTCACGATGGTTGGATCGCCTTCGTGGCGCTGATGTACCAGCCATTCTGGCTTGGCGGTGTGGCGCTTCCAACCTGTGGTGGCCAGGTCGATTGGCAGTGACAGATCCCACAGTGCAAGCTGCTCTAGGCTCATAACGATCTCCAAAGCGCGGCAATTGTCTTGAACAGCTTGTCTGTAAGCTCCTCGCAGCGCATACATGCCCACCTACCACCAAGCGTCATCCGGCATTTGCGCTCAGCCTGGCAGGCACGGCAGTACATCACACAGGTAATGGTGCTTTTCACGCTGCCATCTCCTCAAGCTGCTCAGCAGGCTCTGCACGCTTCTTGCGAGGCTCTAGCCACTCCTCAACATCTTCCAAGCTCCCAAACAGCGCCGGACCATCCTTGAGGCCATCTAGGCGCCACTCTGAGTGGTAGCCATAGTCATTGTGTGGGTCGTGATGGAGCTCGCAGCCGACAGCCGCAAGGCGTGAGGCGAGAGCGGCGGGTGGTTGTGGTGTGGCTGGTAGGTCGAAGAGCGGGCCATAGTCGGCAGTCTCAGCAACCTTGATCGGCTGATTGAATTGTGCGAAAGCATGCTCTTTTAGATTGATGCAGTGTGGCGAGAACCATATGCACTCTTTGTGTGCATTTTCGCGGCCTCGGCCTTCACCTTGGCCGCTGTAGCCGCCTGCAGCCTTCCAGCGTACAAGCTCCCAACCTTCTGGCATCTCAAAGTCGTAGCCACAAATGGCTATCCTGAGCAGCGGGTTATCACCATTCTCAAGCGCCCATGCTCGCACCAGGTCAAACACCCGGCTTTCAAAGCCGTAGACATCAGCGCGGCCGGCTTGCACGTATGGCGGATCCAAAAACACGGCCGTGAGACCATGGCGCCACGTCACTGATGGGCCAAGCACTCGCGACCAATCACCACAGATGACACGCACCCGACGCAAGCGATCGGCCAAAGCATAGAAGTATTCGAGCAGGTTGCTGCTCTCTCGCAGCTCTTGGCGCATCACACCGCTGCTCATACTGTCTGCACCGTGTCCATTGGCACCAATCTTTGGTATCTTCTGGCTGAGGCTCTTACGATGCACGCCGCGCCCCGCGTCTCTATCACCACCAAGATGCGGCATTTGCTGAGAGAGGCGCGGGCGGAAAATTCCTTTTCCGCCCGCTTTCCCCGGCGTGCCATCAGCGTTGGTGTTGGTTCCTCCAAGGTGTGGCCGCTTGTGTGCCAGTCTGGGCGCGGCATCGCCGCGCCCGTTGCTGCTTAGATCGGGCCGAGCTTTCCAGAGGTTTGCATGGGCGTTCATCCTCCGATGAACGCCCATTCCTGCATCGCCAACGTGCGGCATCTTCTCAGATGCCGCACCATGCGGCGGGCACCAACCTGAACCAATCCACTGAGAAATACCCCACACCCACCAACCAGCAGCCTTGGCATCGTAATACTCTGGATTGGCTAGAAGCTGCTCAGTATCAGCACGGCGATCGACCAACCATCGGTGCCGAGCGTGTAGATCAAGCTCTGACACTGGCCAATCAGCGTGGTGTGCAACGGCTTCAGGATCGGCCTGGAGAGCGCGCCAGAAGTTGCAAAGCAGGCCATCTATATCATTCACGGTCTCTGTTCTATCGGCTGGCCATGGAGCTCCAAGCAATGGTGCACCTGAACCGAAGAACGGATCCACGAAGTTGCGCACATCGCCAAAGCGCTCCCATACAAGAGGCGTGATGGTTCGCTTACCACCAAAGTATGGGTATGGGCTGCGTAGTGAAGTGCTCAAGCTGCCACCTTCTCTACCTTCAGTTTGCTGGCGTGCAACCACAATCCAAAAGCGTCTGCTCTGTGCTCATCCCATACAGGCTGGTTGGTCTTCTTTCGGAACGCTTCGATCATGTCCATCTTGCTGGCGTTGCCTTTGTTGCAGAGTGCCATCTTGCCGTCTTGTGGTGTGACCTCGCACCAGGCAACTTCTGAAGTGCTCAGGAGTGCCAGCACCGCGCCAGACACCCGCGCTTGAGGTATGACAGCCTTGGCAAAGCGTGCAACCGGCGATTCGATAACAACCAGGTCGACATCAGCGAACAGCCAGAGCTGGCCTTTAATCAGCGCTTGCGCCTGACGGCACCGCGCCGCAATGTCGCCAGTCAGGTGGAAGGTTTCAAACTGCTGGCCGTCATAGCACAGGCCGATGGTCGATGACGACATATCAAGCGCGAGTATCTTGATGGTCATGGCTAGTTCCTGACTGTCATTGGCATAATTACGTGGATATAGCCATCTTGCCCAACCGGCCTAATAACCAATGGATTGTTTGGGCCTTGGATCTCGATAGCAACCTGTGGTGTGGTGATAGCATTCAATGCGTCAGTAAGGAAACCAGCATTGACCGCAACCTGTCCAGAGCCATCAATCATGCCATCAAGGAAGAGCACCGCATCACCAACAAAGCTAGCATTGGCTGAAAGCGTCAATTTACCTGGTGAGAGCATTTCACCATCTTGTGCGACTAGCTTGATATTGCCGGCCGAGCCAGCACGCTCAGCATAGATACTGGCTACTTCAACCGCTTGAAGCAGTTCGCGCTGCTCGACTACGATTCGGCACTTGTAGATAGTTGGAAACACCCGCGACACATCAGGAAACTCACCTTCAATCAGCCGAGTGATAACCTGAATGTCGCCACTATCAAAAAGCAGTTGTGCAGGTGTACCGCCAAGTGCTGAGTCTATGCCTGGTGTGGTGCCAATCTGGATCGGTATATCATCTTCCTTCACAGCCTTGAAAGCCTTAGCAGCAGCCAAGAAACACTTAGCCGGGATAACCACATCGATCGGCGGGTCAACCGAGCCTTCTAGCATCTGCTCAAGCTGCGTGGCACGGTAGCCATCAGCCGACTCAAGTTGTGCAATGCCGTTCAAGCAAAGCCGCACACCTGATAGCACCGGCCGCGTATCGTCCTTAGCAGCCATCGGTGCGACCTTGACAGCAGCTGAGCGGATGACAGGCAGTGGCATCTCAGCGCGCCGCACAATGGCCGGCGTGATTGGAAAGTCAATTGGATCTAAGGTGTGGAGTGTGGTTTCATAGCGAGCTACCCGAAAGTGCAAGGTGCGATCTAAGAGCTCGATAGTCACCCGATCGTTGGGAAAGCCAGCAATCAGCTCATTCAGCAGCTTGGCCGGTACACAGGTGCTGCCAGGTACTTCAACCTTGGCGCCGCACTTGGCCGTGATGGTCGTTTCCAGGTTGGTGCCTGTCAGCCTGAGCTCATTGCCATCAGCTACTAGCTTGATGGTTTCCAGAATAGGCTGCATGCTTTTGCCAACGCTTGGCAGCACAGCAGCTAGCGCCTTGGCTAGATTCTCTTGGAGCAACGCAAGTTTCATGGTGGTTCGTTCCTTTCGTGCTATGCTGCTTTCATTTGCTCGCTTGGCATTGGCTCTGCTGGCATCGTGTACCGGTGCTGCTTGCCGTCTATCTCATCAACCCACACATCACCACGGCGATACTGAAGCCGGTTGATATTCACATCACGCTTGGCCCAAACCAGCGAGCCTTTCAGTCGTGTGCGGTACTGCCCATCATTCGACACACCGCGCCAGTCGCCAGATGCGTCCTTGGTGTATGTCCACTGCGCATCGTGTGTGGCCATCAGGCTGTCTCGCCTTCCTGACGGGCTCGCAGCCTGCCAATCAAGCCGGGTGCGTCTGGTGCTGTCGGCTCAAGGTTTGGCTCTGGAAACAGCGGGTCATCGTCGGCTGATGCGTCCTCGGCATCAAACCAGCTGATATCCCGAAAGCTTGTGGAAGAGTTTTTGCCGTCTAAGTCCACCTCTGAATATATATCCGTAGGATATATATATTCAGAGGGTGGTGGAAGAGAATTGGAAGAGTTTGGAAGAACCGCATCAGTATCACCTAAAACCGTGGAAGAAGCTATTTGCCAATTCCAAGCTCTTCCACTCTCTTCCAACGTTCTTCCACTGTTCTTCCAACTGCCATTCTGCTCTTCCAGTGCCAGATCCAAGACATCTCGGCCTTGCCGCGAGAGCTTGTACTTTTGGCTTCGGTTTTTCTCTTCCGCGTAGATGTAGCCAGCCTCAGAGAGTGCTGTCAGCGCTCGGTTCAGTGTGCCCGCTGTCATGTTGGTATCGTTCTTCAGGTCGGTATGGGTTGCGCCATTGCGCAGCGGCTCTGTGGTAAGCGCCTCCAGAATGCGTAGCAGGTTCTCTGTGAGCCGTAGCCGGCCGGCCATCACCATATAGGCAGGCAGTGGTGTTACGTTGCCTTTGGTGCCAGCCTCGACAAGCCGGAATGAGCGCGGGTCAAACTTCCGGCCGTGGTTTTTCTTCTCACAGGTCATGCGGATCAGGCCATCTTCTCTGGCTTCAATCCGTACAACCACGCGGCAGGTACCACGTAGAATAGAGTGGCCACGCTCGTGATCGGTGCTCCAACCGGTGTGATGGAGCACCAGCAGCGCCGCGCGGGTTGCACGCCTGATGGTGTGCAGTGCGTGGGTCGCGATCGACATATCCTTGGCGCTGCTCTCATCGAGTCCGGTCATGCAGTCTGCAAGCGGGTCGAAGACAATCAGCTCAGGCTTCAGATCGTGAATGGCTGCCAGGAACGTTTGTACGTCCTTGGGATTGGCCAGAATGAGCGGCTGACACCAGAAGTACAGTTCTGTGGCCTGTTGCTTGTGGTGAGACTGCCAGGCATCAAGCCGGGCTTCGTAATCCTCGATAGCTTCAGCAGCGACATAGATAACCCGCTTGCCGAGTGCGGCGAGTGTTGCCGCAACATCAAGCGCCAGGTATGACTTGCCGCTCCCAGGAGCACCGAACCATTGATGCAGTGTGTTGATATAGAGCAGATTGGCTATGATTGCTTCTGCCGGCGGAATCTGGTGCAAGGCATCCGCTCGGAGAAGAGTTGGAAGAGTTTTGGCCTGTTCTTCCACGGGCTGGTCACTATCGGCTACAAACCGTGTTGGGATGCTTGCCGTGTAGTGTGGTTCTGGTATGTCGCGTGGGTGCTGCTTGCCATAGGCCAGACCATCAAGGATCGTGCGCTCGGTATCGCGCACATCGTTGCGGTGGAGGCTTGCGGCATTGGCTAGCTCTCGGAATGCTTGTTGCTCATCCAAGAGGCCACGCGCTACCAGCGTGCCGAGCTTCACAGCTGAGTTGCGTATAACATCGTGTTTCATGCCGGCTGGAGCTCGCAAGACCTCTCCAACCTCACCATCCAGAGCCGCACGAACATACCGATCAACGCGGGCGTCACCCGTCGCTGCGTAGTGGGACGTGCCGTTAGTGGTAGACAATCCGTTCTGACCGCCTGATGCGGGTACGTCTAGAGCGTCAAGCTCATCCCGGCAGTGCGCCGCCAGCTCGGCAGGGCTGTACAATCGATCGAAATCCGCAAGAACAACTGTGACGACCGGAGCGGGCTTGTACTTATAGTTGTGTGTGCCTGGCACACGCAGCACCCGCGCCAAGTCTTTAGCCGCTGCATCGCCGCCGGCATAGGCGACCCACGCCGCTTGGAGCTTCTTGGCGTGTGCGCGGCTCTTCTCTCCTTTCAGTATCCAGGGCTCTTCAAACAGCCAGTACAGGTGATACCCGCCGCCGCTGTCAATCATGACAGAAGGCGGCGGTACAAGAGATTCAGCCTTGGACTTGGCGGCGCTTTTGTCGCCGCCAAAGTCCTTAGCATCAAACTCGGTATAGAGGCAATTCACCGCAGCGATCACACCAAGCTGCGCACGCACATAGCGCGACTCGGCCGGCTCGCCACGCGGGTTGGTTTCAGGAATAGTGGTGGTCGGGTGCACACCAAAGTAGATATTGTGCTTGTCGCTTGGCAGTGGCTCACGTGCATCAACCATCCACCAGGTAGACTGCTTGTTCTCAGAAGTCCACCAGTACCCAAAGGTGCCGCCGCGATGCAGCATATCAAGCAAGGTTGTGGTAGTGTCATCAAGCGGCATGGCGGCTACCTCGTGCCTGTGCATAGGCCTGACGGGTGTAGCCATCGGCGCGCATGTTCTTCTCGCGTGGTACCCACTGGAGGCGTGCACCAAGCTCAGCCACCAGCTCATCAGCCTGATGGCAAAGCGGCTGTAGGTTGGGCGATCGGCAGGCCCATGAGCCGTTGACTTGCTGCACTACCAGCTGGCTATCACCTCGCACCACAATGCCGGTGATGTCGTTTTCTTTGAGCCAAGTGAGCGCCTTGATAAGCGCCTTGTACTCCATCACATTGTTGGTGATGTCGGGGTGCTTGCCATCACAGCCATAGTCATACATGACTTCTGTGCCGTCCTGTGCCAGTGCGACCCACGCCCAACAGCCATACCCACCGGGGTTGATTGGCTCAACTGCTGCATCAAAATAGACAACAACCGGTGTGTTCATAGCGCTTCGCTTTCAAAGCTGAGAAACTTCAGCAGGCCTGCCTGGTCGGTCTCTTTGCCGTCGATATAGATTCGCCCATCGGTTGGGCTTTCACGCTCGAATTGGATCAGGTGTGTGCCGTGGTACGTCCAACCGATAGTTGGTATACCGGCTCTGAGTGCCCGATCCAACTCTTGGAGTGTCTTACGCTGGCCAGTGCCAGGCCGAGCCATCCGGCATTTGCATTCGATAATCATCACCATCTTGCGCCGGTAGTCCTGCCACACACAATCCAGGTCACTGGCTGTAAAGCCGTTGCTCACAGCCAGTGATTGCTGTACCCGCAACCAGTGCATGAACTTGCTGGTGCTGACATACTGTGGATGGCGCGCGGCTGGTGTCATTGGTCAAGCTTTCGGTTGTATGGCTTCCATACTCCTGTAACACCGTAGATGGGCTAGTTATCTAATGGTTTTTGGCCTGATTGCTCAGATGCTTCAATCTGGCTGTACTCCGAGTCGATCATTGCCTTGACGGTTTCGATCGCCTTGGCTAAGTCCTTATTGGTCAGGTCTCTTGGCGCTCCAAGCTCTGGATTAAGGCCAAGGCCGCGCGCCGTCTGGGCCAAGCTCCTCAGCTCATCTACCAGTCGCTGGCGCTCTTCGTCTAGCACCTCGCCTGTATCGCTATCAACCACAATCCGCCGTGCCTGTGGGATATCACCAACCTCTGATTCGTCCATCCAACCAAGACCACAGATGCTGAGTGTGGCACGCCGCTTGGCCTTGGTTTCAGCCTTCATCATGGCGTTGGCTAGATCGGTACTGCGCATCAGGTCATACTCACCAGTGCCAGAAAAGTAGCGCTTACCGTTTTGGCTGGTCTTCCAATCGCCGCGCTCTTTGAGAATGGTCACAATGCCACTGGCAAAGTCCACACGCCCATCAGGTGTGCTGGCTTCAACCTCGACTGTATGAATGCCGAGCGCCTGATCCGTGTCTCGCTTGACCGGCCGCACACTGACGTGCTTGGCCTCTCGTAGCTGGTCAGTGGCGCCGCGCGTGGCATAGAGCACCAGCTTGTTATCAAGCTGAAGATACTCAAATGGTTTGGTGAGCGGATTCAAGTTGAGGCTTCTGCAGAGTGCCGTGTAGTACTGCACCCGCTCTGGTGGGCTCAGCGGGCTCAAGTCACCAAGGATAGCGACCCGCTCAATAATGGCGTAGTCTTGGCTGGTGCCGTTGGTTGTGGCGAGTGCGGTTGACATTGCTACTTTCCTTCTAAGCCGTACTGGCTTCTGAGTGCCTTCACGTAGCGCTTGAGCTCAGCCGGCGTGGCTGGTACGTTCTCTCGTGCCATCTGAGCGGCTAAGCGCTCCTCAAATTGCTGTTGTGCCTTGCGATTCTTGGCCTTGCGGCGCTCCACTTTGTTCAGGCGTTCTTTGCCCATAGGCGTCAGCCTCTCGTGCTGTTGTGCCAGTTGATAGCGATTCCGACCTTGTAGAACATCTCTGGGTCTTTCATCCGGCCTTTGGCGTCGATATCATTCCAGAGTGATTGGCGCATATTGAGCAGCTCGGCTAAGGTGTAGGTCTGAAACAGCTGCATGGTTGTCATTGGCTAAGCCTCCCAGTGGGTGATCTGATCGGCGGCGTCAGGTTTGAGATCAAGTCCAAGAGCAGTTTCACGCAACCAATCCCGAAGATCGGCAACAGACGTTTCATCGCAGTCGTGGATGGCCTGGAGTTCTTCAAGTAGTTCTTTGTTTGCATCGAATGAGATATAGAATTTGTCGATCAACCCACGTATGTCGAGCCGAGGCCGATCAAGCTCTGCAAAGTCGGCATTGTCTGGTAGCAAGCCACCAATGGCGCAACGTAGCCCATCTGGGGTTTGCATCATGCACCGCCGGCCGTCTGTGGCCCGCTTGCCTTGCTGTGCGAGGTGTGCGCACACGCGGTCAAAAATCTCTTGGTTGGTTCCTGCTATGTGGATAGTCATCGCTGTATCCTTCTGTAGTGCAGTGGCTTGAGCCAGGACAGTGTGTACCTCAAGCCACTCACGAGCTGTCTCTATGAGTCTGTCAACCCGTTCTGTGCATCACCTCCTCTCGGCTGTGATGGGTGCCGGTTACGTTATCCGGCTTGGGGCGCCGCCGCCGTCACTCTCAACGTTTGCACCCATCGGCGGTTTGCGGGTTTGGCCAGCGGTATCAGTCGCTGCGCTGTCTATCCGTACCAAGCAATTAGGCGCTCTGAATTGTCATCATCGGCGTTGTACCATTCGAGTTCCGGCTCGCTTTCCGGTTCGCCTTCCCACACTGCCAAGATGTCTTGTGCTCGCTGCTGGATGGTTGCTGCTTCGATTTCGAGATAGTTCACAGCGTTCAGATCGGGATGGCGCTCGAAGTATTCAGGAGCAATAGCGCGGATGTCGTTGTAGAGCGTCTGATGCCACTCTGCCACCTGCAACAGTTCGCGGATGGTGTCAATCAGATTGCTTGGTTGCGGCCTCTTTTGCAGTTGTGCGATCGCTCGATCACACTCAGCCAACTGCTGGCCAATGTCGTCGTAATCCTCTTGAGCAGTGATGTTGTCAATGCTGCGGAGCTCGTCACGCTTCGCAATCCAGGCTTCAAGCGTTGTCATATCATTTGACCTTTACGTACTTGTAGTTATTCCACGTGCTGCCAGCCAGCCCGACGCACGATGTTGCTGATAGTTTGTTGGCACACGCCAAAGCGCTCGGCAATGACTGTCTGGGTTATTCCTTCGTGATCTAAGCGCCGAATGGTGCGAACCTCCTCATTTGTCAGCTTTCTTTTCATTAGTCCTTTAATTGCTGCATCACGTATGTTTTCGGCCTGTGTGCCGAGAAAGAGGTGATTCGGGTTGCAGCAGAGTTTGTTGTCGCATGAGTGGCAGACGTAAAATCCAGCGGGGATTTTGCCTTTCGCCAGCTCATAGGCTTCACGATGTGGATAAAGCCGTTTCTTGTCCCGAACGATTTGCCCATAGCCGTTTGGACATGCCCCGCGTTTCCAGGTCCAACACTCATCAGGAGTGCCGACATTGACGTTGTTCCAAAAATTCGGATCGAGTCGTGGCGCCATAGATACCTCGTTTGACAATCTCTACTACAGGCTGTAGAATGGCTACGCCTCAGCGACGTGGCCCGCGTTCCTCTTAGGCCGCTTTCGACCGTTCAGCCTTCACCAGATCGGTAGTGCCAGGATGCTCTACCTCCAGTGCAACAGCCAGAAGCTTGATCTGCTTGGCATCGTCCAAGCGGTTCTCAGCCTTTGCTGTGGTGTACTGGTTAAGCAGTGCGCTCATCTGGGCAGCTGGTGTTGGTGGCTGTGGCTTGCGGTCTGCAATGATCTGGTCAAGAACGTTCTCACCATCGACGTAGTTGACAGCCGAGCCAACGAACTCAAGACCCAAGAACAGGTCATAGTCCTTGGTGACTGGATTCCAGATGATGCCTTTGGTGTAGGTTGGCTCGGTGGTGGTGGTCATCTCATCTCTCCTGGTTGTGTAGCTAGCTTAGAACCACGAACTGTCTTTGCTATTGATCAGCCAACCGAGAGTCGATCTCAGGTTGAGAATGCTTGGCGCCTCGGGTTCCTGCTTTGGTGTACCCCACAGTGCTTCGTGGGCGGCGTGATAGATGACGTGCCAAAGCGGCAGATTCCCCGCAGCATAAACACTTGCCCACGTTGCTGGCATGACAACCTCAAGGAATGGCGTCTCATCGCGCAACGATTTGTAGTAGGCAACTATTGCCAGAGCAAGATCACTATCGAGTGCAAGCAGTTTGACCATCTCATCTCTCCTGGTTGGGCCGCTCTTGGCAGAGAGCGGCTTTTTTGTTTGCGGGGTATGCTGGCCGGGTTGTGTAATACCGAACTAAACTTCGCTTATTATAGCGAAGAAAACTTCGGTTGTCAAGCGTGTTATGGACTTTTTTTCGAGGAGTTTTGTGCGTCTGCTGCTATGGCTGATAGCAACTCTGGGTCACTTGCGAGGATGCGAAGGATGCGCGGGATCTTGCCGCTTTTCCACTTCTCAAGTGAGCGAGCGCTCATCTGCAAGCGCTTGGCGCGCTCATCATTTGTTGAACCGAGGCGATCAATCGCGGCAAAAAAATTTGTAAGCATTGCTGACATGCCTCCGAAGTTTTCAAGTGGTATCGGTATAGTTTACCGAAGAAAACTTCGTTTGTCAAGGCATGGGATCGAAGTATTCTGACGTAGCGAAAAAAGGTTCGCTGTACTACACTGGAGATATGACTATGGTTGCTGTTGGCATATACATTAAATACTTGCGAGAGGATCAAGGCATATCGCAAGAGGATGCCGGTAAGGCTATCGGCATGTCCGACCGGATTATTTCAGCTTGGGAAAAGAATCAGCACCAACCAAGAGTTGAACAGCTTTATGAGCTTGTACAGTACCTTGGTGGTGTATGGGATGACATAACGGTCTTGATGCGTAAAGATGCAAAGACCGAGGATGCATTATCTCTTGCCAAGAAACGCAGGTCTGGCGATATTGGTTTTACTCCTGAGCAGCGGGCATATCTGGAGAGCTTGACGCCTGCACAGAAGGCTGCTCTTCTTGCGGTTGCTGAGCAGATGCGGCAATGATACTTCTGGCCTGTGCCCAGAAACTCTTTTCAGCTGCATCCTTGATGGCTCGATAGAACGGCCTGGCACCCGCAAGCAAAGCGACGCCAGCAGCGTACTGAATAAGTGAGCCGTTACTGAACAAGATTAAGGCGATGGCAATTACACCAATAGTGCCAGCCCATGCGAGCCGATCCATAGAACGTCCTTCTGATGGTAACAGGTTAGTTCTTGGTGGCAGCCAAGAGAGGCGGAGTGTCAGGATTGTGAGCGAGGTTGTCAGGAAAAGACGTAAAGGCAGGTTTCGTAGAAGATAGCACTTTGCCATCTTCTTGTCTAGCCAAGCCGTTATGACATTTTGTTAATGTCCTACGCTGCTCTGCCTGCTCCTGACGCTCTCGGCTCGCTGCTATCAGAGATGACAATATAGCGATCTGACTATCGAGATCAGCTGACATAGAAGAACCTTTGTGCTAATTTTTGACCGGACGCAAATCTTACCATGCAATGGGTGCGAGTCAAGTGGATAGACGGTGGATAGTTGGATCTGTAACCTGTCGGCAATCTGGCGTTCTAAAAATGACAATCGTTGGCAGAATCGTGTAAAGGTGTTGGGGTATGGCGCGGGTCCGTAGATTGCTCATTTCAGCAGTGCTGGCAATAATAACGATTGCGATTGTTGGTTACATCATGATCGGCAATTCGTTTCGTGGGCCAACTACTACAGATGTTCAAGTATCAACCGCACTTCCAACCATGGCTGCTTCTGGATCTGGCTTGGGTGTGACCCGAGAGAATATTCAAACGCTCCTTTCTAAGTCGGGGATGCAGTTCAAGGCTGGCAGCGACCTTCAAGGATTAAAGCGAACACAAGGTAGCAAGCCACGCTCTCTTGATGCAGCCGAGCTGGTTGGGCCTGATGATGGGCTGGTATACATCTTCCTGTCTTTTGATGCAAAGACGCTCGATGCTGTTGGGCCGGCTATGGGTGATAAATATCTTGGGCCAGTGACTGAGGCAATAGGTGATCCAGAGCTTGCCAGCTGGTGCCGATCACATATCACCGAGTTCAAGTCAGCAATGAAGAAGGATGAGATTTATACCACCAAAGAGACTATCAATGGTCGTGAGGTTGGTATCCAGGCAATGATGGCAACACCTGGTGCGCTCGTATCGTGTTGGGTGGGGAGTTTACCAGAATAACCTATTTACGCAGAAGACCCGGCTACCAGCTCTAGGTGCTTGCTACAGCCTGCCTGAGCTTTGCCGGGTCTGACTTTGTATCCTACCACACTCCGCATCCTCTATCTAGTGGTATTGATCTGCGTGGTATACTAATAAGCGCTACAGCCTCCTGAGCCAGTACCGTGCTGGTTGGGAGGCTTTTCCTTTGATCTACCGCGTACAAGCAGACACACTGAGGCTACGCATCAAGCCAGGCACCAGCGAGCAGATTGCGGTGCTCTATCGTGTGCCTCGTGACACCTTGCTCCAAACTGATCTGCTTGTTGACGATGCAAACCAGCCCATGCGAACTGGCTATGATGACCCGACGACTCCGCAGCCTGCGCGCGTGAGCAGCGCTTGGCTGCGTGTGGTGGGCTTCAAGCGGCCTGGAGGATTGTGGCAGAGCATCAAGACACCTGTGTACGCTGCGCTTGAGTGGTGCGAGGTGGAGAGAACGCCGGCGGGATATCCGCTGTAAGGAGAGAGACATGACGGTCAGAGCAAAGTTCAAGGTAATAAAGATAGAGCGGATGGAAGGCAGCAGGCAGGACGGCAAGGATGAGAATGGCCGGCCTCGCTATGTTCCTGCTGAGCTTCAGACAATCGTGCTAAGCCCGGTCTATGGCAATGGCGATCCTGAGCATGAGAACACCAAGTTCTGGCAGGCAAGCCCGAGTGGTGAGATCAAGCTAGGCACAATCAACCAGGCCGCTGCTGCTCAGTTCGATCTTGGTGCTGAGTTCTATGTGGACTTCACGCGGGCAGACTGAGCTTGATCCAACTGTTGAGCTTGTTTTGCTCCGCAAAGCAGTTTGGGCCTTGATGAACCTGGTGGAGTTCCTTATGCCACGTGTGCGCAAGATAACTCGGCAATCTGTTGATACCGACCTGGCTGAAGCACAGAACAGCCGGCGCCGCGGGCGCCTCGACTGGATTAACCTCCAGATTGATACGGCCATCAAGATGTGGCCTGAACATCGTGAGAAGCTTGAGCTGTACCGGATAGAGCTCCATGAAGGCAACGATGTCTATTGCGACAAGCTTGATGATGCAGACCGAGCAGTCATCAACCGAGTTACAGCCATCGTGCTGAACCAGGCGTTGGAGATGGAAGATCGAATCGATGAGCGACTCAGCCAGCAATCAGACTGACATCGACGGTGGTGCAGCAGCGCCTGTGCTCTCGGGGACGTTTTCGGCCGGTGTCGAGGTTCACATTGCAACCGGGCCAGATGCAGATGCACTTGCTCAGCAACTGCTACGCGACTATGGCCCGCCAATGGCAAATCTCAAAGCGACCATGGGTACACAGCAGCGGTTGGTTGAACTAGAAACGTGGGTGAAGGACCGGGCCAAAGCGGAGGATGAAGAGCGCCGGCTACGCATTGCTGAGACGGATCACTATCGTCAGGCGCTTGAGCGGCGCATCACGCATATCGAGGCCTCGGTCAATCGCAGTCTGTGGACAAGCGCCGCGGCCTTCTTGGCCGCAGGCGCGGCCTGGATACGTGGGGAGACACGAACGTGAAAGAGACCCGTAGTGCTTTTGCTGCTGCCTTTGCTGTAGCCATGGTGCTGGGGTTTGTGGTTGGTATGGTGTTAGGTACATGGTTGGCAATGCAATGAGTGATAGAGCCTGGACAGATGAGACGCGGCAACGCGCGCGGGAAAAGTTCCTCAAAGAACTGACCAGGCGCGGTATTGTTGCTGATGCCTGCAAAATAGCGAATGTTGGTCGAGCAACCGTCTACAAATGGAAAGAAGAAGACGCCGACTTTGCAGCGGCCTGGAAAGAGGCGGTTGACACGGCGATCGATACAGCCGAGCGTGAGGCGTGGCGCAGAGCTGTTGAAGGAACTGATAAGCCGCTGATCGGTCGCGTTGGCAAAGACCAAGATGGTGTGATTACGACCATCAAAGAATATAGCGATAGTATTCTATTGCGCATTCTCTCAGCTCACCGGCCTGAGAAGTGGCGTGAGAAGCAGTCCATCGAGCACACTGGTGAGGTAGTCAAGGTTTATGCTGGCTTCGACCCAGACAAAGTATAGCCCAACGCCTGAGCAGCGCGCCTATCAACCGTATGGCGTGGCGCTTGACTTGCTCTATGACAAGAGCGGTGAAGTTGTGCTGAGCGGGCCAGCTGGTACCGGCAAGAGCCGAGCGTGCTTAGAGAAGCTCCATATCTGTGCGCTGAAGTATCCCAAGATGCGTGGCCTGATTATCCGCAAGACTCGTGAAGCACTCTCTGAGGCAGCGCTGGTGACCTATGAAGACAAGGTACTGCCGGCGAATAGCTCGATCGGGCAAGGACCAAAGCGCAACTATCGACAGGTGTACACCTATCCGAACGGTAGCCAGATTGTGGTAGGTGGCCTCGACAAGCCAGGCAAGATCATGTCAACCGAGTTCGATATGATTTATGTGCAAGAGGCTGTTGAGCTCGATGAAGTTGACTGGCTGGCGCTCACCACTCGACTGCGCAATGGTGTGATGCCATATCAGCAGCTTATTGCTGATTGCAACCCAGATGCACCAACACACTGGCTGTGGCTGCGAGCACAGACAGACCGCCTGGTGATGTACCACAGTCGGCACGAAGACAACCCGCGGCTGTTCGACCCAAGGACTGGAGAGCAGACCGAAGAAGGCCGGATATATATTGACCGGCTTGATAAGCTCGGCTACCGCAATCCTGAGACTGGTGAGCTTGAAGGTACTGAATACTTTAGGCTGCGCAAAGGTCTTTGGGTGCAGGCAACTGGCATTATCTTTGGCGTGTGGAGTGATGGGCCGCCTGATGGCAATGTCACCGAAGATGCAGAGTATGTGACTGATGGTGGCCCGGTGCTCTGGTTTGTCGATGATGGGTATGTTGGACAGCGAGACCCACAGACCGGCCATTGGACGGCAACCAGTCACCCGCGGGTGTTCCTGCTCGTACAGCTACGCCACGATGGCACGCTCAACATCTTTGCCGAGAGTGACCAGGCAGGCGTGCTGAGTGATGCCCATGTCGCTGAAGTGCTGGCGCTGCCATACGCAGCGCCAGACTATGCCGTGGTCGACAAGAGTGCAGCCGAGCTGAAAGGACGCCTGCATGCAGCGAGCATTTATACGCGGAATGGGCCGGCCGATGTGGAGGAAAGCATCAAAGAGCTACGCCGTGGATTGGCGCTCGACAGCAACAACCGGCGGCGTATTCGCGTGCACCCACGATGCAAGAACCTCAGAGCTGAGATGGGCAGCTATCGCCGTGATGTCAACGGCAAGATTATCAAAGCATTTGACCATTCGATAGACGCGCTACGCTATGGCGCTTGGTCGCAAAGGTTTGAGCAATGACCAACGGCACACACGAACCACCATCAGCGATTGCTGGTAACACGCTGCCATATCCAAGCTCAGGCGCGCTATTGCAGTTCATCATGCCATATATGATGAATGTGCCGAGCTATACCGATCTGTCAGCATATTGGAGCCCGCGGCGGGATTGGCAGTTGTGTGCAACCATTGAGAAGGAGTCGATGTGGGCAGCGGCTGTTGCTCGCACCGCAACCAAGTTTGCTGCCCACGGCTTTATCATCAAGGACAGCCAGGATAGCTCACGTAAGGTTGCAGCCAGCCAAGAGCTGATGAAGCGGGCCAATGGTGGTGAAGGCTGGGTGCCATTCGCGCTCAAGATTGTGCAGGATCTGCTGCTGCCAGACAATGGTGTGTTTATCCGTATTCGCCGCCAAGGTGAGGAAGTTCACAAGCTCAAGCTCAAGGCCTCACAAGAGACCATAGCCGGTGGTGAGAAGCAGACATTTGATGAAGCGGCCGTGACACTCTCGCCACCAGGCAGCAAGATAACTGGACTCTATCACCTCGACAGCCTACGATGCACCAGGACCGGCAACCTGGCTTATCCTGTGCGCTTTATGGCGGTCAATGGTGAGTGGCAGATCCTACGCTGGGACCAAGTGCTAATGTATGCAGATCAGCCTAGCCCGCGCGCCGAACTATTCGGCGTCGGGCGTTCGGCTGCTGACCGTGCCTATAAGACCATTGCCAAGATAGCAGCGATGGAGCAGCTTGGGTTTGAGGCCATTACGGGTGGCGGGGCTAATAAGCTCGCATTCCTGCAAGGTATCAGTGATCAGACGCTGCAAGGCATCATTCAGTCAGGCCAGAATGCCGCACAGGTCAAAGGCTGGTTGTACTATCTGGGCACAATTCTTGGCGCTATCCCAAGCGATACGCCGATTAGTTCGGTTGAAGTCAGGCTTAAAGAGATGCTCGACGGCTTCAACCCGAAAGAGGAGCGCGATAACGCCTATCTCATCTACGCCAATGCGATTGGTGTACCAGTGCAGGATATTCAGCCGCTGAGCGGCCAAGGGCTCGGCACCGGCAAGCAGACTGAGATACTTCAGGACCAGTCACAAGGCATCGGTATTGCCGCCTTCATCAAGTGGTGGGAGCAGACCGTTAGCGATCGGGTGCTGCCTCAGACAACTGAGCTTGAGTTCACCGACGAAAACGACATGCGCGATCAGAAGGCCAAGGCGGAAGTGCAGAAGATGCGCGCTGAGACACGCGCCGCACAAATCCAGTCAGGTGAGATTAGCCCGGCGATGGCTCGCCAGCTGGCTGTTGATAGCGAAGACCTACCACGCGAGATGATTGCCGATGATGCGACCGCCAACGGCCAGATTAGCGACGATGAGAAGATTAGTTCAGACACGCTGCGTGTCAACCCGGCTATCCTGTCGCTTCTGCAAGGAGCGCCCACAACGCCGCCCAAACAACAGCAGCAAGGTGTAGCCACGAAGGATTGGCCGCGTGGTGGTGTTATAGACGCCAATAAGCCATATGTAGTTGGCTCTGACTCGCCTGAAGTAATCATTCCACAACTAGGATCAATCGTTACCACCAAAGATGCAGTTGACGATCTACTAGATGAGGAGCTGAAGTGGGCGCAAAATCTAAGTAAGAAGGCGCACCAACAGTAGTGTATCCAGCGCACGGCTAGGCTTGCAACCGAAAAGCGGTATTAACCTCCACCGCTTGCCGTGCGCTTATAAGTGAGGTCACACAGGAGGCGTGTGATGGATTCCCAAGTATTTGCAGCCGCACGAAGTGTTGGCAAGGTCGTCACTCAGGAAATGACACCGGCAATGGCAACGTTTTGGCTGGAAACGATGCAATACGAGCATCAACGGAATGTTCGCCAAGAGCATGTTGAGTTTTTGGCTGAAGAGATGCGGCGGGGTCGGTTTATTCAAGGCACGCAAATACACGTTGTTGTTTGTGATGGCAAGCATTCAATCGTTGATGGTCAACACCGTTTATGGGCGGTAATTCTCTCAGAAACCAAGCAGCAGTTCACAGTGTTGACTACTCATGTTGCAAGAAAGGAAGAGATTGCCTGGATATATGGCAACACTGATATTGGCATGCGAAGAACCGGGGCACATTTGCTTGGGGCAATGGAGCTTGATGTTGAAATCGGCTGCACAAAAACGCAGATTCGATATCTCAGCGGTGCCATTAACTTTATGAGCACTGGTTGCCTACGCAACCCAAATAGCTCTCAGGCTCTTCATAAAGACGACATGGTACGGTGGATACGCCTATATGCTCCATATGCCAGAGATTATTTCAAGCTCATGGAAAAGTCGGATCGTCACCTAAACAGGAGTCTTTTTAGGTCATCAACACTGAGCATGGCATTGCTGACATTACGATTCGCAGACCCATTGGCAAAGGTACGCAAAGAGCCATCGGTTATTGATTTTTGGCGCGGGGCAGCTTTCGATGATGGTATCCAGGTTGGCGATCCTCGCAAGTTTGTGAATCGCCATTTAATGACTGCATCGGTCATATCATCGGTTACTGATGCTACGGGGGATATTGTTTCAATAGCATACAGTGCTCGTTATATTGCAGGATGCTTTAATGCCTACATGGAAGGTCGTGCAATGAAGCAGCCAAAAGTATCCGATCCCCGTTCAGTGTTGAGGATACATGGAGTGCCAGCAGATATGGCGCAATGGTGGCAATAAATGCCCAGCACTGACCCACTCAACTGGCTGATACAGCGCCTCGTGCGGCTCATAGAAGCCGCAACAGAGGCGCTTGAGACACAGTACCCAGATGGTGTGCAGGCCTGGGAGCAAGAGCTATCGAGGCAACTGGCGCGCTACCACTCGGCCGCGATGCTGACAGGAGCTGATACCGATCAACTGACACCGACCATGCGCACGTCAGTCACCGAAGACCTACGGGTGCAGCTCAAGTACTTGGAGCGGTTTGGTATCGAGATACAAGAGGCTGGCCAGTTCATGGCAGGTTGGAAGGCCAGAGCAGCGATGTATGCCAGGTCGATCCAGGTGCCATACTGGAGAGGTGCTACCAAACTGCTGCCACTACCAGCTATGCCGGCGGAAGGCACACAGTGTCTGACCAACTGCAAGTGTCAGTGGGAAGTGGTAGAGCTCGACGGTGATAACAACTATGATGCGTATTGGCGGCGTGGTGCTACTGACTCGTGCCAAACATGTGTGCAGCGTGAGATGAGTTGGTCACCAGTGCGGATCAGAGATGGAGTGTTGCAGGTATGAGCACGCAAATCATCGGCTTGATTGTGCTGGCTGCCTTTGCCGGTCTTTCAGTGGGCTCGAATCTATTCCGCAATAATATTACGCCTAGTGCACGGTGGTTTAATATTGGCCTATCGCTTGCGGTTGTTGCATCCTGCATCTATGCAGCCTATCGAATAGACCATGGGTAAGTCACGAGCCATCATACCCAAGAGTCTGCCGAGCGATCCGCGCAAGATGGCACAGGTGATGACCAACCAGATGAACGGTATTGCTCAGTCGATGAAAATAGACTTTGAGGTGACCGTACAGACGTGGGATGATCCAGCCAGCTTCACAATTGAAGCGCCAAGCATCTGGGTACGCATCATATCAACCGGCGATGAGATTTATTCGATGCTCAATAGAGGCACGCAGCCACATCGCATTTTGCCAAGGAATGGTGGTGTGTTACGGTTCAATACACCATTCAGAGCCAAGACACGGCCAAACTCGATTAGCTCAGGCGCAGGCAGCATTGGCAATAACGAGGTATTCAGCCGAGGTGTGAACCATCCTGGCACTGAGGCACGCAATTGGGACAAGGCCATAGCAAAGAAGTGGCGACGGTTGGCCGGCGGCATTATGCAGCGAGCGATAGATGCAGCAGTTAATTGATCTCTTTTCAAAGCCACCAGCATCATTCACCTGGTCAAAGAGTGAAGATGGCCAGCGCACCATAGGTGTCAGTGCCGGCTTTGTGATTGACATCTGGTCTGATCGGGTCGAAGCAGTAGCGCTGTTTCCTCCTGATCAGTTTGGCATCGCTCAGCGCAATGGCATCTTGCTCCAATTGCTGTTGAGTGCGCTACGCCCAACCTGGCCCGATCCTGGTGCGTGGCTGGCCAAGCAGATGCAGCTTTCACGCTTGGCCGCTGAGAGTGTTGTACCCAACGATGAGCAGCGGGTAACGTGGGCATGGGACCGTGCACATAGTCGAGCAACCTTGAAGGTGATGTTGTGAGCGACACAGCACTACAACCTATTCTAACCGCAGAGGAGCGCAAGAACCTTGAAGATGCCTACCGTCAGGCTATTGGCACCGTGCGTGCGCTCGCTCGTGCACTTGGCAAACCTTGTCCGATTGTCAGTCGTGAAGAGCGCCGAGAATCTACCCATAGCACTATTGCATTGCATGCTATACTAAATAGCGATAACCAATAACCGATCGCGCCTTTCGCTGAAAAGCCAGCGGCGTGTTGCTTCCTACGGGGAGTGGCACGCCGCTTTTGTTTTGACCTAAAAGGCATCTACTTTGCCGGCAAGAAGCAAAAAACAGTGGCGATGGATGTATGCAACAGGCCAGCCGTTTGCGCGGCGATGGTCGCATATGACGCCATATGCCAGCCTACCCGCTGCCAAGGAAGAAGCAGCACCAGCGCATGGGCCTGGTGGTCTGTTGGCAACACCAGGACTTGGCAGCCGCAAGCGATGGGGCAAGCGCCTCAAGGCTAAGCAGATTGTTGGCAACCTCTATCGAGGTGATAACGGCAAGTTTCAGGCGGGCGGTGCTGGTGGTTCAAGTACAGGTACGCCGGCCAAAGGTCGCACACCCAAGCGCACAGATACGTTACCAGAAGTGAAGCCGCTCAAGCAGCCTAAAGGCCGTGGCAAGCGAGCACCGGCAGCCAAGAAGCCAGCCAAAACACCTGAGCAGCGCCAGCGAGAGCAGCAGGCAAAGCGCGAGGCGGCGCAAGCCGAGCAGCGCGCGACTCGTGATCGGCTCCTGACTGAAGCGGGGATTGATGCCAATACCCAAGGTGCATTGGTCGATGCGAGAGACGGCAACACCATTACACCGGCCAATGGCGAGAAGATGGCAGCAATGGGCCTGGCCAAGTTGGGAGCTGATGGAAAGTATGAATTGACGCCAGCCGCTTTTAGCGTGGTTGATAGCGCAATGCGTGGTGATGCTGGCCGGATGAATGCCGCGCTGAGCAAGGCACGAGAGACAGCAGCTAAGCAGCCAAAGGCTGAAACACCCAAAAAAGGCGGGGGTGGTGGCAGTGCAAAGCCAGCTAAGCCAGCTGACGATGAAAAGAAGCAGCAGGCAGACGCCAAGAAGGTGCAGACAGCACGCGATACGGCAAGCAAGGTTGGACTCTCAGGAGATGCAGTTGATTCACTACGTGCGGCAGCAGAAGGTAACGCACCAAGTGAGACACCTGCACCCAAGCAATTAGCCGCGCTTGGCTTGGTTTCAGATTCTGGTGATGGCCTGGCAACCGACCAAGGCAGGCGGGCACTGACTGCACTTGAGCGTGGTGATGTTGCAGGCTATCGAGCAGCTGTTCAAGATGCACAGAACCGCATGAGCCGCGAGCAGGCAGCACAGCAGCGCCGGTCTGATGTCGAGCAGCGCCGTACCGCGAATGAAGCCAGGCGAGCCAACAGTGAAGCCGAACGCGCCAAGCGACAAGCTGAGACTGATGCGCGCCGCCAAGCTGAGCACGATGCTCGAATGGAAAAGCTTACGCGCGGTGTGCGAGCGGTCAAGAGCTTTACGACCTACAAGGACGCAACCGGCAATCGCCGCTGGCTCAGCCGCACCACAACCGCCTATAAGGACCGCGACCAAGAGATTATTGCTGAGGCCACGCTTGATCAGGACAGCCAGCGCATGATGGCTACCAAGCAGTTTGGGCCATTGCGGTGGTGGCATGTCGGTAAGCCAGATGAGTTCAGCAGTGATGCTCCGTGGGGGCCTGGTATCGATCTCGGTTGGTGTGACTACTCGATAGTGATTGGTCGCACGCGAGTCGAGAGTGGCACCTTCAAGAGCGAGCAAATTGCTGAGCAGGTTGCCGCGATTGCCGATCAACTCGAAATGTCTCCCGGCTTTTTTCACCCCGATATCCAGCCAATTGATGGGGTGTTTACCGATATACGCACGTTTGAGCGCAGCTTGGTGCCAACCAGGCATGCGCGTGCTTCAAACCTGTTCACAGGATTCACGGTCAAGGAGTCTCGTATGACCCCAGAAGAGATGGAGCGCCGCTTTAAGGCGGCGATTACTGAATTAAGTCTCACACCCGATCAGGCCACAGCACTCAGCCAGCAGCTGGTTGCGACTGAGAAGGCTGCCCAGTCCCAAGGCATTGCCTTCAAGAGCACCGATGCACAGCCGGTGTATACCGCGCCTGATGGCACACAAGGCATTATCCAAGACGGCATGTTTGTCGCGCTCAAGGCCGCACCACCGCCTGAACCAGCCACAGACGAGGTGATGGCCGTTGAGGAGACGAAAGCCGATCCGATGCTCGACGAGGTTGTCACTGATGAGATGGCAGAACCTGAAGACGAGATGGACGCCAACGTGCTTGGCAACATGACTCCTGATGAGTTCTTTGCCATGCTTGATGAGCGCCTCGCACCTGTGCTCAAGCTTCAGGACATGCTCAAATCCATGGGTGATATCCATGGTGAGCTCAAGTCCATGTACAGCGGCGCTACGACCAAGGATGATGCCCGCGCCAAGGAGCTGGCCACACTCAAAGAGCAGCAGATTGCGCTTGCAAATAGGATCGCACAGATCGAAGGCCAGCAGCCGGCAACCATTCTGCCTGGTGATGTTGCGGCGGCGCTCAAGAGTGCCGGTCCAACGGTGCCAGCCGATGCCAATCCGACCAAACCGCAGATCCCGAACGATCCCAGCCGGCCTATGGCGGCAGCCACAGCCGCGATTATTCCAGAGCTGTATTACGACGGCGCAAATGGCTGGCAGCAGCGGCCAGCAAACTAAGGAGCTTGCACGATGGAACCAACCTTGTCACTGACCCCGCAAGCTATGCAGATGCTGAATCTGATGGCCGCCAGCTTTAAGGACGCTGGCACAACAGCGGGCGCCCAACTCCACGGGCCTGGTGGCCTACTGGCTACGCCTGGCCTCAATAAGCAGGTTGTCAACGCGACGATCATGCCGCGCGGCCTGTCGGGTCGCATTCCGGTACGGCCGTCGATTGATACCAATGAGATCTTTGCCATTCTGACTGGCCTCACATCCTCGACTGGTAGCGAGCCAACAGCCGCCTGTGCGTCGTGGCCAGTGGTTGGACAGTTCAAGGCCTGCCGACAGCAGCACCCGTTTGGGCAGCAAGGTCGTGAGAGCCAGGTGCTCAACATCAAGTATGCCGGCCAGATCATCAACCGTGGTGAGTTCACTGACAACGTGTTGTTTGGCAACCCGGATATGGGTCAGAACAACGCGCCCGCGCCCATTGACTGGGGCCGCGCGCTTCAGACCGAAGCCGAAAAGAAGATGGCCGAGCTGTACACCGGATATTTCCGAGACTACAGCCGCTACATCTATACCGGCAACCCACAGGTGACAGCTGGCAGCCAAGGCTGGATGCAGTACCGCGGTCTGGATCTGCTTGTGTCGACTGGCAAGCGCGATGCTGTGACTGGCACGCTTTGCCCAGCGGCTGACAGCATTGTGTACGACTTCAACGGTACGAATGTCACCACCAGCGGGTCAACTGTCTACAGCGTGATTGCCAACATCGTCACGAACCTTGAGCGGCTTGCCGAGCAGCTTGGCTTTGAGGTCAAGTGGGCACTGACGATGCGCTATGGCGCCTTCTGGGCAATGACCAACATCTGGCCGTGTGTGTACGCCACATCGGGCTGTGGTGTCAACACGGTTATCCGCACGCAGTCGCTTGAGGAAGCGACCAAGATGCGCGATGACATGCGCCAAGGCAAGTACCTGCTCATCGAAGGCAAGCGGTACGAAGTGATTGTCGACGACATGATCACCGAGACACCAGCAGCCGGCGGTGTGGTTGGCAACTACCAGAGTGATGTGTACTTCCTGCCGCTAACCGCGAATGGTGAGCCCACGCTGTTCTGGGAGTACTTCAGCTTTAATGAGCAGGCCATTGCAGCGGCAGCCAAGATGGCACCGAGCGGCTACTTCTCAGTGCTGCAAAATGGCCGGTTCCTTCAGGTTCGACAGAGCCCAACCCACACCTGTGTCAGCGTAGAGATTATCGAGCGGCCGCGGCTCATTCTGATGACACCGTTCCTGGCTGCCAAGATGCAGAACCTGCGCTACACCATCAGCATTCACGAGCGCGATGCGCTACCTGATGAGACCTACTTCGTTAATGGTGGTCTTGTCAATACGCCACTGCCGTACTTCTATCCAAATAGTCGAGGCAATTAGGCGGATTACGCAGAGATGTGGGGCTAGGCTTGCAACCGAACAGCGGACTCTCCAGCCGCAACGCTCCACATCTGACCAATTTACTGGAGGCTGTAAAGGAGAGCAGCAATGTTATGCACCTTCACAATTAAACCGAGAAAAGGTACACCAGAAGACCGCACGTTGGTCATTCAGTCAGCCGACATTAAGCAGATCGCAGAAGACGATTACGGGCATACCTTTGTTCGCTGGCTAGTCGGCACTGAAGTTTACTGGGAGCGCATCACCGGCACAGCCCGAGAAAACATGGAGCGCTTGCAGCGTGAGGAGCTTGAGGCCATCACTCGGGTTAACACCTTCCAGCAGAGCCAGCAGCAGCGCATCGACCAAGGCTTACCAGTCGTGCCCGTTGGGCGCGGAAAGGCAGGCCGGTAATGTCAGAAGGTTTTTATCGACCTGGTGACAGGCTTCCAGACCTTGAACCATACAAGATGTATGGGGGTATGTTCATTCCTGAGCCTGATGAAACCGTAATCGATGCTGAAACTTTTCCTGAAGTGCCTGACGATGTGCGCATTTATGTTCGCAAAGAGGTCGATCGACTCCTGACTGAGCGCACACTACCCAATTGGCCAGTCTACTTCATGAATGGCCAATGGCTGGTGACCTATGAGTGGGTGATGCAAGAACGTCAGAATGTTCTGGCTCGCACTTCCGATCTCAGTAAGCGCATATTTGAGCTTGAGAGTAGCCGAGCATCAAATAATCTGCCAATCATTGCTCAGATAGCCATTGGCTTAGCGCTTGGCCTTCTGTTCATGCTCACGCTCTCGGCCTATGGCATCTGGCAGGCGGTGATGCGATGACCCAGCCACTTGTCTCAGTCATCATACCCGTAGGACCACGCCACGCTGAGCATTGCCGTGTGGCAGCAGCTTCAACCAAGTGGCAGAGCGTTGGGCCAATTGAAACCATCGTGGTTGGTGATGGGGATGCCCAGATCGCGCCAATGCCTGGTGTGACGGTCTTGCAGTCGACAGGTGAGCGGCTCGGCCCAGCTGCCGCGCGCAACCGCGGCGTGGCGCTGGCCAGTGGCTACTTTATTACCTTCCTTGATGCTGATGATTACCTGCTGCCACGTGGCCTTGAGCACTTGCTGAGAGCCTACAGCACAGGCCAGTATGGCTACATCTATGGCAATGCCTACACCAAGGAGCGTGACGGCTCGCTGATGCTCAGAGGTGCGCCAGACTATGTACAGGTCGATATGGCCAAGTACAACCTGCACGTCATCACCACGCTGATACCAGCGCACCAGGTGAAGGCTGTTGGTGGCCTCGACGAAGAAGGCGATGCTTGGGAAGATTGGGCGTTCCATATTCGACTGGCCAAGGCTGGCATCTGCGGCTATCGCACCGACCAACCGATCTTTGTCTACCGCGTCTATGAAGGCGATCGGATGACCCGCTTCTATGGCGGCGATCCCGAGCTGATGGCCATCGTCAGGCGACGGTATATCGATGACACAGGAGTAATCAGAATGGCAAGCTGTTGTGGAGGTGATGCAACCTTAGCCCAGATTGCTGGCATCGCAGTCGCAGGCGCGCCAGCACCCGAGGCGGTTGATATTGGTGGCCTCGTGCGAGTGCAGTACATCGGTCAAGAGGCATCGGTACCGTATGACCTTGGACCTGGCACGCTCATTCGACTCGGGAATACGGCCAGCCGGCGCTATGCCGATGTCACACCAGCACAGGCTGATTGGCTGCTGAGCATCGGTGCCGAGATTCGGATTGTGCCAAAGCTTGACCCAGCACTGCCACCGCCGGCGCCGCTGCCGATTGTGCAGGCAACCGACGTGCTTACGCCTGATGCACCAGCCAAGGTGCTGAGGCCACGCGGAAGGGCGGCAGCCTGATGTATCGAGAACGAATACTCATCAAGGTTGCCACAAAGGAAGGTCATGCTGCTTTTTGGCACGATGAGCTTGCCCATCTAGGCGACCAAGCAGACGGCACGCAGATTGTTTTAACACCGCTTGCAAATGATGCGCATCTAGGCCAGAGAGGCATTGTCAGCACCTGGTCAACTGAGCGCATTTTGAAGGCCATTGAAGAGGCAACAGGCCCAGCCAATACAAGTGTGCGCTATGTGCATCAGGATAAAGATGGGCGTTGGCGTGATATCAACACTGGCGTGCTGGTGAAGCTGTGAACGTTGTAGCCATCATGCCATGTCGAGGCCGGCCAGAGCAGACAGCACGCAATGTGAAGCGATTGCTTGGCACGGCCGGCTATCAGGATTGGGCAATGATCTGTGTTGGGACGCGGCAAGATATTCGCCCCATTGCTCAACATCTTGACCCAACGCGAGTGGCGTGTATTGGCTTTGAAACCGATCGCATGACGTATTGGAATGCTCTGGCAATGTCGATGGTAGAGCGTGATACACCGCTCATCGTCAATCTCGCCAATGACTTACTGCCTGGCCAGCATTGGCTAGCCAGAGCAGTGGCAGCCTACCAGGAAACCTTTGGCGACGGCATAGGCATGGTTGGCTTCAACGATGGCCATCACGAGACTGGGCATAGCTGTCACTTTTTGATCCATCGTGGCTTGCTTGAGCGGTATGGTGGCTGGCCGACAATTTACGATCACAACTATGGGGACACAGAATTGTGTCAACGCGCAATCCAGGATGGTGTTTACGTGAAGGCTCCATGGGCCACTCTTTACCATGATCACCCATATTTTGGAGGAGTTGACGATCAGGTTTATCAGGAAGGACGCCAGCGCGCAGATCGTGATCATCAGATTTATGAATGGCGCAAAGCGCATGGATGGCCGCCTTATTCGGAAACATTGTTTAGTTGAGCAAACTCACCATAGGCAGCGATAGCGGCGCGATTATAGGCAAGTGCGGCGGCGATAGGACTTTCAAAGTATCCAAGGTGTTGCTTGTCTAATCGAGCACGATAGCGTCCAACATCTTTGCGATACTGAACACCTTTATAGCCGGTACTGGATCGAGCATCAACAAGTTGGTTTTGCTGGTTTTGAGAAGCGGTTGCAAGACGTAAGTTGGAACGCTGGTTATTGCTCTTATTCAGATCGATGTGATCTACTTGCTCAGACGGCAGTAGTTCACGGCCAAGGATACGAGCCAAGATGATGCGATGCATATATACAGTTCCAAGTTTTCGAGGCTTTGCACGAGCTGCGATATATCCTTTAGCCGTAGCGTGCCAGCTCCGATCGAGCAAGTCAGCATCACAATCGTCAAGCAAAACAGTAATACCGCGAGTAGCTGAAATCGTAATCATGGCATTCTCCTTATGTGTATTATATCGCATTGGGAAGCCAAAATCAACGGTTTTATGCAACGAAAGGCGCACGGATGGCCAGCCAGCAACAGCGGCTTCAGTGGCGGCTAGCACAACAGCGAAAACGCGATAGAGAGTACCAGACCAAACCACTCAGCCAAACACGTGGCGCCATCGCAGCCCGCAAGCATCGGAGAAAACTACGTGACCGACCAACCACTGACAGCAGAAGAGCGAACACTACCTGAGCATCTTGGTGGACATTTCGGGAACACCAACATGGATGCTCAAACACTGCTCTATCTGATTAGGCGGTTCAATGTTCGCTCAATGCTTGATGTCGGCTGTGGGCCTGGTGGCATGGTGCGACTGGCGCAAGAGTGGGGGCTTGAGGTGCTCGGCATCGATGGCGATCCATATGTTGCCGTTGAAGGCGTTATTTATACCCACGATTACACCAAAGAACCGCTGATTGCTGAAGCGTTCGATCTTATCTGGTGCACTGAGTTTGTTGAGCATGTTGAGGCTGACTATCAGGATAACTACCTTGCGACCTTTGACGGCGGTCGCGTGCTGTTCTTAACAGCCGCGCCGCCTGGCTTTCCTGGTCATCATCACGTTAATTGTCAGCCACAAGCGTATTGGGTCAATCTGTTGGGTCTTCGTGGTTGGGTCTTAGATACAGAGGCAACGCAATGGGTCAGAGCCAACGGCGAACACGTGTTCAGTCAGAGACAAGGACTCGTGTTCGTCCGGTCATCATCACAACCATAGCGACCCAGAACTATCTGGCGCGGCTTGCGGAGATTGGCACGCTTGACTATCTCAAGCGGAATGCTGGATCCGCTTGTGTGGCGCTTGGCCTGGTTGGTGCGTGTGCTGAGATTGAAGGAGTTGAGTGCTACACCATACCCAAAGGTATGCTTGATCGTGGCCTTGGCAATCCAGGCAATGGCTGCATTCAGCACGGCAACTGGCTGCCATATTTCGACTGCCCAGACGATGCAGTGATTATCTGTATCGATGGTGATGTCAAGATGCAGCGAGGCTTTACGCCTGATGAATGGCAGTGGCTACAGGATTGGCAGGATGGACAGGTAGGCATAGGACCGAACGAGCCAAAGCTTGGCGGCGATTCGATGGGCAATGAGCTGGTGCGCATTCACCCGCTGCTCAGCCACGAGGATACGCTTGCCTACTTTGGGCAAGAGCACAAGGCGCCTATTGGTAATGCCGGCTGTGTGGTAGCTACCAAGGCAACGTGGATTAAGCTCTGGATGGCCTATCTCAAGCGCTGGCTCGATACCGCTCCAATGTTTGCCCACATAGCTGTGCAGCAGTGGACATTGAATTTATGCATCAATGAAGGTTTTGAGCGCGTGGTGCTACCGCAGACGTTTCACACCCACGGTCATTGGGGCTATCCAGGCCCGCCATTCGATGGTTGGGGCATGCACAACACGGCAACGGTCGGTGATGAAGTTATTTTATTTGCGCATAAGACGTGGTGATTATGTGGTTCATATTTGCAATTGCAGCACTGGCTGTATACCGTCTCGCCAAGATGATTGCCGAGGAAACCGGGCCATTTAAGATGTTTACTCGACTGCGTGAGAGTACACCAGAAGGCAGCAACCTGCGTGAAGGCATTCAGTGCATCTTCTGTGTGTCGATGTGGATAGCCTTTCCTGTTGCGGTGCTGGTTGGTCTGTTTGGCCCCATTGAACCGTGGCTGATACCGCTCTTGTGGCCAGCCTTATCGAGTGTAACCGTGCTTATCCGGCGTTGGGAGCAAAAGCGATGACCCAAGGTGGGCCAGCACAACCGATAGCGAACAGCAGCGCGCCGCCTGATGGCGGGCCAGCGCTGCGTGTAACCATTGTGAGTGATGGCCGTCCAACGCTAGCCGGTCCATGTCAGCCTGTGGTTGTGGTGAGCGATGGTCGACCAACCCAAGGCAACGTGCCTGTGCCTGTTGTGTATGGGTCTGGCCCGGTTGCTGGTGGTACGCCAATCCCGATTGTCATTGTGGGTGGTGCTCCAAGCAATCCACAGCTCGGCACAGCGACTGTTGCCAACTTCAACACCACAGTCACGAATGATCTATCACCTGATGGCTTTAGCTGGGCAGCGGTCAAAGGTGCGTGTGTCGTCGATCAGTACGGCAAGGTTGTGATCTATGCCCAGCGCTATAACGGCAACACACGCCAGTGCTACTTTGTCTTCTCGAATGACCAAGGCCAAACGTGGCAGGACAATACCGGGATTGTTGGCGGTGAAGGCTTCTTGGTGCGCGGCGATATTGTCTATGATGCTGCTCGTGATTGCTTCCACGGCTTGATTGTTACCACCAACCCATCAGACGGCGGCATTATCTACCGACGCTATAGCATCACACGTGATGGCGCGAACAACATCACCAGCATTGCGCGTGTGGTTGGTGTCTCAGTGATCCTTGATGATGCAGCCGGCGATAACGGCAACCTGCTGGAGTTTCCGACCATCATCATGTCTGATGCCAACACGCTCCTGGCAGCTTGGACTATCAAGACAAGCACAGGCGGTGAAATCAGGTGTGCCAAGTGTGACATCTCTGGCAATGCCAATGCTGGTGGTACCGCCTCGAATTGGGTCAACATTGGGGTGAACTCGACTACCACGATCGGTGCACCACCAAGTGCACTGGGTAGCTACACCATCCCATTCACACAGGCCATCAC